CGGAATGCGGATAAGCGCCCCGGTGATCATCACGCCCGCTGGAATGCGGATGGTTCGTGAGTACAAGCCAGCGTGGAAGTGGTGAGCGGTTTGGATGGCCACCTGCTCATGCTCGATCATCATTGATTCCAGGCGGTGGACCTTCTCAACGTCACCGCCTGCCATGGCTGGAAGGCAAGGCGCTGCGTGCCGAATGCTCATGCCAACCCCCGCACAAACACTTGGCTGGTTGGTCGGTAGCCCGAGCGCGGCAACACGCTGGCCAAACGCCCGCCCACTGGAGCACTGACCATCAGGGCGGCGGCGCCCAGCTCACGCGCCCGAGCCTCAGCAGCACGCAACAGCTTGAGCCCAGCACCACCACGGCGAGCAGCCGGTGCAACAAAGAACGATTCCATTGCGCAAACACGGCGGCCGGCGTAATGCGGCAAGCCGTAGACCAGCAGCGAGGCCAAGCCGACCAACTCAGGGCCAAACGCGCCGATGATGTGCAGCGCCCCACTGGCCTCCATCTGCCGGTATTGCTCAAAGCTAGCATTCACCTCGCCAAGCTCGGCAACACTCGACTCATGGCCATAGGCGGCTAGCAGCTCAGCCAGGGCGCCAGACTGCTCAACCTCGGCGATGGTGCACGGACGGATGATTACGTGCATGGGGATAGCTCCTGAACGTAGAGAGGCCCAGCCAAGCGAAAGCCGGCGCTTTCATAGAGCCGGCTGACTGCCTCGACGTTGACCGCTGTGCATATGCCCATTTGCACCTGGGCAGCGCCCTTGATCCGTGCCCACTCGATGAAGGCCTTGATCAAGCGCAGGGCAATGATTCCGTTACGGCGTGACGGCTCAACAAAGATCGAATAGTCGTAAGCGATCAGGTCATGGGAGAACCACTGATCAACGATGCCGCCAGCCATGGCGCCAACGGTCTCGCCACCAACAACCGCAACGAACACCACCCCTTCACCCTCGATCAACTGCAGCAAGAAAGCTGCGGCCTTCTCATGCACATAGGGTTGGCTGGCGTAGCTGGTCGTGGCGTGCAGCGTGATGCCGAGCTCAATGATTCGCGGGATATCAGCCGGGGTTGCGGCTCTGATCATGGTCTGGGCCTCAGTCGTTGGAGGTGATTTTCTTGATCACGCAGAGCAGGTGGAACGGTAGTGGCTGATCCTGCTCAATCAGCAGTTGAGCCTTTCCGCGCTCCCACCCGAGGTTCTCCATGCGGTGATCACCAGTGAAAAGCGGTGGCGGCTCGTCAAGAATGGCGGGGCCCAGATTGCGAAAAGCAATGGTCTGGCCATTGACCTTGCAGCCAGTGGTTTCCAGAAACCGCAGCGTGATTTCACCGATGCGCATGCTGTTGCCCTGCATGCTCCCGGTTCCACCTTGAACCTCTGGGGTAAGCGTCTTGAGGCTGACGCTGTAGTGCAGGCCTATCTGCACCTCATAGGCCGGGCGGGGAATGGTGATCTGCCCAGCCGTAACGGTTGCAGGCTGCATGGGCACACCGTCTGCAACAATATCCACGCTCTTGCCTTCAAGATGGCCGAGGCCGGTCCATACGGTTTGTCCGCCTCCACTGCTGGCCACAATCCCGCTATCGACAAAGGCGCCACCGGTAAACCGCTCCACATAACGCTTGGTGCTGCCGTTGATAGTGCGTCGAACAATGGCCCACACCTGTTCGCCGTCCTCGGTCGGTATGGCTGCAACCGACTCGAATACGCCGTCTGTGGTTTGCCGCGCCCAGCCCACAACATCCTGATCACGGTCAACAGTAAGAGTCGCCAGGACGCCATCCTCGCGCACCATGAACAGAATCGACTCAGGCTCTTGCTGGTAAGCCATATCAACGATGCCGCTCTCGGTGATGTGCTCGGACAAGACAGACATGTCCGGCGAGCCGAAGGCATCAGAATCGTACTTGTAGGCCATGGCCCGCAGCTTGCGATCAGATCGCTGCACGAAATACAGCTCGTTACCAATGCGGCACGGGCGCACGCGGTTACAGCCATACACCGATTGGTTTTTAACCTGAATGTTCGTAGGCGTGATGGGCTTCTCAACCCCACCGGTAAGACTGAACTCACCGCCATAGGTCAGGGCAATCAGCGCCTTGACTTGGGCCATGTGCGAAATAGGGTTGATCTGATCAGAGGCAACGCTGAACGACATGGCGTCATCGTCCTGGGTGCCAAGTTCGAAGTTCAGGTACTCGCTGGTACGGCTCAGCCATACGGTTTGCGGATAGCTAAGCGAGCCACCACACGCAAGCCGCTGCTCATAGAGGGTTCCGGTGACCGGATAACCGTCCGTATCGTTCCACACGGATGATTCAAGAGACCATGAATTGGCAGTTGCACCAACCGCCGAGGTCATTGCGGCCTGAATCGTGCCTTTGACCACGGTGGCGCTGGTGTATGAGGTGATCAGCACTAGGCCGCTGTTGAGCTTCACGTACTTGCCAACGTCATTGGCACGCCATCCAGCGGCGCTGAGCGTCAAGTTGATTACCTTGCCTACAGGATCTTTTGCACCAGGTGTACAAGTCGCCTGTGGCGATACGGTCATGTCCCACGTTGCCAGCGATGTGCTGACGAATGCGGTTATGACCTCGACAGTTGCCACGGTGGCACTGGTAACTCCGGTGATTTCAGCCAGGCCACCGCCAGAAACGACCTGCCGCCCAACATCGGCGGCAAGGAAAGCGCTGGCACTTGAGGTCATTGTTACGCCGGCGCCAACGGCAGCAGATGAAAGAGTCGCCGAGGTGGTGAACTTGATGCCGGCCTCAGCAAAAGGCTTAGTCACGAACGGCGCCGGGGCCAGAGTCCAATCCGTGTTGGTTACCCGCCGCAGACGGTAGATCGGTGTTGCCTGCTGGAAGATGAACATGGTGTCAGCGCCCTGGACATACTCCAGATCAAACAGCATGTCCTCGCTGTACGGGCTGACCAGTTCGACTCCGGTTGAGGTGCCATCTGGGTAAAAGATGCGGATATACAGGTCGCCGAACTCGATTATGTAAGCCTGCGTCTTGTTGAAGACGTAGGGGATTACCCGAGAGCGCTTGGCTGAATACTTGGTTTCAGCGCAGAACAGCGTGCCATCACGGCGCTTGGCGCCACCGTGAATCAGTGGCCAGCAGTTCTCCATCAGCTCAGCGCCGTTTTGGTACCGCGCAATATCCACGCGGCCCAGCATGCGCGGCGACAGTTCACCGGCAGTGAAGTTGGTTTGAATCAGCGTAAACCTAGGCATTACCAGCCCTCGCCCATGCGGGCCTGTAGCAGAGGGAAGTCGCCAAACGTCTCCGGTGGTTCTTCCTGGCCATCCACGGCCTTAGCCACGCGTAAGGCCTGCTGCAGCTCTTGCATGCGGGACTGTTCAAGCGCGGCAGATTGGGTAATGGCGTAGGCCAGGCGTGCTGCCATGGCCAGCGTCATCAACTCAACCAGCGCTTCGTCCCAAGTGTTTTCGTCTTCGTTGCGAAAGATGTAACGCAGCTGGAGAACGCTGGTGTTGGCCTGAATCGTCCGACCCTCAACCTTGTAATCAATATTGCAACCACCTTCCAACACCTCCAGCACACGCAGGCAGTCGGTTGGCAACTGGAACTGTTGGGCGTAACCGAAAGCAGGTGCCGTGGCATCCGGCGCCAGCACCAGGCGCTTAACGGCGCAATTCCAAGGATGGGAGCGCAGCATCTTGTTGCGCACCACTGGGTAAAGGTTCGCGCACAGCTTGGCTCGATCAAGGTCGGCCGCATCTGAGAACGAGTTGATCGACTGAGCCCCAAGCATCAACAACGCATTGGAGCAGATGGATACGCCTGTGGTCATAAGTCCAACTCCAGATAAAAGAACCGGGGCGCTAGGCCCCGGTTGTTAATGCGCCATCCATGGCAGTCGATCAGTTGCCGTCGCTGTACTGCACCTTGAGCGCCACGGTGCCAGCAGAGCCGGCGGCAGCGGTCAGGGTGACAGCGAGGTCGTACTGCTTGCCTGGGTCGGAGGCCAAGCCAAGCGCTTGCCACAGCGGCTTTTCAACATCAGCCAGGCCGAAGCCTGCACCAGCGTCGGCGGCGTCCGCTTCGTGGGTAACGTCCTGATTGACAAGCGCGGTGGCCAAGGACTGGGCCGAGGCGAAGAAGTCAACGTCGACCACGGCGCCAGCGTTGACGCTAGTGATGTCGTAGATGCCAACGTCAGCGGCACAGGTGGTGATTGCATCGCACGACAGCAGCACGCGGCTGATGCGGTCGCCAGAGCTAACGCGAGCCATGCGGTAGATAGATGCGATGGAATCACCGCTTACCGCCTCAATCACACCAACGCGCTCACGCAGTCGGCCACCATCGATCTTCTGGGCAGTGAGGGTTTGAGGGAATGCGTCACCAGCGGTGACCGCCGTGGATTTGGTAGTTACTACAGCCATGATGTGTGCTCCTGAATCAATGGGGTGGAAAGCGGAACGGGGCCATCACTGGCCCCTGCTATCACGGATCGTTGGCCGCGATTTCCACAACCTTCTCTTCTTCCACCCGGACAGAGCCGATGGACATTTTCCCGTAGATACGGACGTTGAAGCCCTTGCCAGGGTCCTTGCCCACCTCGGTCATGATTTCCGCGCCCTTGCCCAGCGTTACGCCGGACTTGGCGTAGGCGTAGCAGTAGCGGGTTGCACCGGACTTCGGCAGGCGCTCGGACGGAATCCAGTTAAAGCCCATCCACTTGCCCTTGAGCGTGCCGCTCTGGAGCATCTGAGCCGCCAGGAAGTCAGCGGAGGTCAGCGTGGTGTCCGCCAGGATGTCGTTGAGGGCCTGCGCGTGGTAGACCATGAACAGCTCTTC